AGCTTTATGGCAGCGGCCAAATACCCGCTAAAGATATGGCCACCGTTCTGTTTTCCGATACAACCAACGAAAAAGTAGGACACGTTAAACTCGATAAATATGGTAGAGAAGAGGCATACTTCGACAAAGATGGAAAACAGACTCGGGTTGTCTTCAAATCAGAAGTCGATGTTCCTGAACAGACATACAAGATTACTTTCGCATCGGGGCAGACCGTAGAGGCTTGCTCTGAGCATCAGTGGTTCATCCACTCAAGAAAGCAACACCCGAAATACAGTAATAAGTCGAAGTCAGCCAATAGAAGGGCAGGAGAGCGGACGGTCTCTAACAAGATCGGTAAAGACCTGTATGAGGACGTGTGGACCACCCAGGAACTCTTTGACACAGGTGTTGACTGTTACGCAGGAAAGACCTTCAGCGTACCGATGCACTCTGGTATCGAATGTTCAGAGAAAGACCTCCCGATAGACCCCTACATTCTTGGATACTGGTTGGGAGACGGCACTTCATCGGCACCACACATTACCGTGGGGAGTGAGGACATTCACAACTGGTCAGAATACAAAAAAACCAAAGATCGAGGTTGTTGGAGAGTATCGATCCCTGAGCTGTCAGGTACCGTACTACGCGACCTCGGTGTAAAGGGAAACAAACACATCCCACAGGAGTACCTTCGAGCATCCAGAGATCAGAGAATGTCCCTGTTGCAGGGACTGATGGACTCCGATGGTACAATCAGTAAACGTGGAACAGACATCAGTATCGTTCAGAAGAACGAGAGGCTGGCAAACACCGTCCTGGACCTCCTGAGAGGACTCGGACTGAAAGCAACACTGAAGGAAGTTAAGAAGACCTCACAGAACGGAACAGAGGGGGCGTACTACCACATACAGTTCGCCGCAGGATCAGAAGAACATCAGGTATTCACTCTCCAGCGAAAGTTGGAACGGATGAAGCCTGAAAGGAAGAGAAGTAAGTCGAATCACATCGTGAGTATTGAACCGTGTGAGTCATCTGAAATGCAGTGTATTCAGGTAGACGCACAGTCTGGAACGTATCTGTTTGGAGAGCAGTACCTGGTAACACACAACACAACCGCATTCGGTGCAATCCCGGCACTGATCTCGGTCTTCTGTGACCCTGAAAAACGATCTCAGAACTTCTGTTGTGCAGCGGATACTGAGCAGGCAAACAACACGTTCAGGCATGCCTCGTATATGGTGGAACAGAACCCCAGACTTGTTAACCTGATCACACAGGGACGAGTAAGACACTCGATGCGGTACTTTGAACACAATAACGGCAGGTCCTTTAAGGTCTTGTCGTCCATCGCTGATACGAAACACGGACTCTCGCCAAACCTCGTCATAGTAGACGAGGTTCATGCACATCCAAACTCAGACCTGATTGACGTCATGATTACGGGTACGGGTGCTCGTGAAAACCCTCTGGTCATCTACACAACCACGGCAGACTACAACCGAGCATCTCCCTGTAACGAGTTACACAAACGAGCAAAGGCAGTCTGTAACGGAACTCAGAAAGATCCACACTTCCTTCCAGTAGTCTACGAGGCAGACGTCACCGACGACTGGGAAGATCCTAAGACATGGAAGAAGGCAAACCCGAATTACGGTATCTCAATCACTGACAGGTACATTAAGAAGGAAGCTGTAAGATGTAAAAACAATCCGGTCCTTCTGGGGCGAATGCTTCGGCTTCACCTGAACATCAAGACGTCAGTAGAGACAGCCTGGCTGCCATTGCACTTGTGGACAAGAACGTACCCAAAGAGGCAGGAGAGTCTCCTGCTGACGGTAGAGCAGATCCGGAGACGGATGGAAGAGTTTCCGGCCTGGTTCCAGGTTGTTACCAAAGACAGGTGGCTGGCATCGGACATCGACATCCTTCTTGGGCAGCACCGACAGTATTACACATGGTTCTTTGACAAGGTGGACAGCCTGGTCCTGGAAGATTGTTACGGAGCGTTTGACAATGCAGCAGTCTCAGACATCGCATCCTTTGTCCTGTTCTTCCCAGGCACGGGAGATGTCCTGAACCTGAACTGGGTACCTGCCGATAGTATAGAGAGACGATCAGTAGAGGATCACATCCCATACGATCAATGGTTTGCGTCAGGGCTTGTCAACGACACAACGGGGGCTACAATCGACGAAGACAAGGTTGCCGATGCTTTGGTAGGTGAGGGTGGGCTGTGCCACCACTTTGAGAGTGTCCAGATGATCTGCTTCGACGCCTGGAGAAGTAACTATGTGGCGAATAAAATAGCTGAGTATGGCATCAACTGCGGGACGTACTCTCAGGGACACGCAGCAATGCACCCCTGCTGTAAGAAGGTTGAAGAACTGCTGGATCATGGAGCCTTCTTTACTGGAGGTAACAAGGTTCTGGAGTGGATGGTGCAGAATACGATGGTTGTCAAAGACTCCCAGGAACGTATGCGACCATCAAGAAAAGACAGTACAGATAAGATCGACGGTATTGTAGCCACACTGACGGCAGTCGGTGGCTGGTTGTCAACAGAAGAGACCATTATTAAATCCCTGTGAGCCAAAGCATGATCAGGAAAGTTATCAACTGGTTTCGTCCACAGGACACGGACCTGCGAACCCCGGAACAGCTCTATGGCAACGCCCTGAATATGGCGTCCAATGCTTTGACCTGGGAGCAACTGTTTGGGAGTAAACATCCTCGACAGATTTACGGTAACGGTAAGAGGTATATGACCCTCTCTGCCGTGTACTGTGCATTGAATCATTACATCGGACACACCTCCACTCTCCCACGGTTTATGCAGAAGGTCAACCTTCACTCGCAAAAGCCGGAGAGGGAGGTTTCGGTCACTGAGCACCCGTCATCCAGGATCTGGTCACACAGGGCTAACTCCACGACGTCGTCCAATGACCTGATCAAGCAGATGTGCTACGACCTGTTGATGGATGGGAATTTCTACGCCCTGCGGGAACGAGACGCTCAGGGGCGTACAACGAAGGTGCATCATATCTCTACCAGCAGACTGCCCAGGGGGTCCATCAGGAAGGCAGAGGGAGATGAAAAGGTTACCCTTTCCAGTGGACGGATGGTCAGGGCAACCAGAGGGGAGCTGCTGTATCATATCATGGCAGGTTACACGACGAATGACGAAAAAACCATGATCGTTCGGCGTGAGGACGTTGTTCACATGCGTGGCAACATTCCTGACGAGGACTACTACAGGGCATGTGGTATTATCGAAAATGCAATGCGTACCATGAGTCTGTACGACGCTGCGGAACAGATGGGTGAGGAGTTCTATCGTTCCGGGTACAACAATCAGATGTTCCTGGGAACTCCGCATAAGCTGGACCCAAAGGTAAAGAAGGAATTGGAGAACACCATCAATCAGGCTGATGGTACAATGACCTTCGATCAGATCATAAAAACCAGAATTCTGGAGCATGACCTGAAGCCCTTACACGTTGGCATGCCGCTATCACAGATTGCCTTCATAGAAACTCGGGCATTCAGCGTGGAGGACATCGGTCGATGGTTCAACATCCCTCCAGGAATCCTGCACTCCCTGATGGGTCGAACCTCGTCAACGGAGGACTATGAAAAGCTGATGATGCTCTGGATTCAGAACGGACTCAGTACCTTCCTTGGTAATCTGACTCAGGAGGTCAGGACAGAGTTTCTGGGAGTAACCAGCCAGCCGGTTTATGAGTTCGGGTTCCGGATGCACTACCTGTACCGGACAGTTGCGAATGAATTCTCTCAGGCACTTCGTAACCTCTTTGAGATCGGAGCTGTAGACAGAGCCCAGGCTGCGGATCTGTACGGTATCCAACTCGATCCTACAGATCCGAATAACAACCTGCGGTTTGTCCCGGCTAACCTCGTTACCATTGAGCACTCGAAGTCACTGGAACAGAAAGCGAAGAAGTCTCTGGATCAGATGGACGAAGAGCTGGCAACGGCGAGACAGTCCAGAGAGCAGAGTAAGGCATCCCATGATCAGCTCATGAAGCATGGACCTTCTGTACTTCCAGGACAGCCAGGAGGTGACGACTCTGAGGAATCTGGTCAGGAATCTGGTCAGGAATCTGGTCAGGAATCTGAGAAAGGATCTCCCAAAGATCCTGGTAGGGACCGATCAGACAAGAGGCTCCGTGGGACACCACCATCAGATCAACTGGACAGCCTGCTGGACTCAGTCTCACAACTCACCAGTGCCCTCCTGGAGGCTCATAATGAGTTGAAGACACGAACACCCCCGGTTGCCCTCAAGGCATTCCACAACGTCCTGAAAGGGATGCACGAGTACGAGCTGAGAGTCCTGCAGCAGAAAGGTAAGTCCAGAGGGGATAACTGGGCTCAGGCAATGCGGGAGTGGTACCCGGACTTCCAAAACAAATTAACGGAAGTCCTGACCCCCTGGAAGGATGTCCTGAGCACCTTCCAGGAATCCAAAGAGAATGTATCTGATCCGGCAACCGTAGCCGGTGCCTGGGTTAGTTTGAGTATGGAATGTATTGAGAACACTCAGGAAACCGAAGAAGCAGAGAACAAACTACGACAGGACTTTGAGGAGTCCTTCAACTTTCTTATAGAGGAACTGAATAATGAGTAGAGCTATCATCGGGTTTAATCGGATCGCCAACTCCGACCAGGCAATTCAGACAGAAGTCACGGTCAAGGATAATGTCATCGACATTCAGGACGTGATTGTGTCATTCAACACAGAGGGTCTCGAAGGTCTGGACCTGACGTCATCAAAGGACGTTGTGAAGGACCTGGATGACATGGACGGAGATGTCACGTTCCGGATCAGCTCTGTCGGTGGCTCCATCGAGGCTGGTCTGAATATCGTAAGCCGAATCAAGGCGTACAACAAAGGAAAGACAACTGCCCGTGTTGAGGGGTACGCCTTCAGTACGGCAGGCTGGATTCCCCAGGCATGCGATGAACGGGAGATTGTGGAGGGTGGACTGTTTATGTGCCACAACCCGATCCTGACACAGTCAGTCAACAGCCTGGAAGGGATTGACTCTCTGAAGAGTGCCTTTGTCGCACACAAAAACTCCATCACGAGCATCTTTCACAACCGCACAGGTATCTCGAAGGACGAGCTGTCAAAGATGATGGACGACGAGACCTACCTGGACGCAGACAACGCAGTGGAGCGTGGATTCTTCGACCGGGTCTACGAGGGAGACGCCAAGCTGGCAGCCCTTAACTGTGGATGGGGAAACATTCCTTCTGAATACCGTGAGAGAATCAATAAATCTATCCATTCCAGCAACCCGTACAGGGAACTGCGACCAGTAGAAGAGCTTCTGGCGGCTAGAAAAGATATCAGAAATTTAGGGAAGATTTATTGACACCCCTAAGGGGGGTCTGTATGATCTCCCGTAGAGTCGGTCGAAAGCTACCGCATATCGCTCCCGACACCCCTGTTTTTCAACTAACCTCTCCATTCTGCGGAGAAAAGACATGCGATACAAATTTGAGTCACTGCTGCTGGCTGTAAACGAAGCGTCTTCTGACCTGTCAAAGGCAAGCTGGGAGTCTCTTCGGGAACAATTCGACGCTCAGAACGTCGTGATGGAAGACATTGAGGGTCGATACACAGAGGGTCAGAACTGGTCAGACGAAGATCGTGCTGCGTACCAGACTGCCCTGGACACCTGCACGAACATCACGAACGAGCAGGAGAGCCGACCTCAGTACCTGGTTCAGCAGCGGAAGCTGGTGAATGCTCCTGTCATCAATGCCGACATCGCTGAGAACATCAGTTCTCTGAACACGCGAATCACTGTCCGGGACCACCGAGACATTGATCCTCGGTTCGGTTACCGAACAGACAACGAGTACCTTCTGGACGTTGTCAACTTCTTCACGAAGGGTCAGGTCACTGACGGTCTGAAGGCAGTCAACGCTGTTGGTTCAGACGAATACTCCATCGGTGACTGGAAGCATGGCGGTATCTTCGTACCGGAGATCTTCCTGCCAGGCACCATCAGCATCACCCCGGAAGAGGACCAGCTCCTGGGTCGTATGACCAACATTCCTCTGGGAGCATCTACGGTCAAGGTCCGTGCCGCAGTCGATAAGAACCACAGCACCTCCTTCACGGGCGGAACTGTTGTCTATCGTACCGGCGAAACCCTGACTGCAGATCCTTCTCGTGACCAGTGGGAGAACGTCTCTCTGGAAGCCACCGAGTTGGTTGGTAACACGTATGTTACTCAGCAGCTTCTGCGAGAGTCTGCCGTATCTATCCCTGCCCTGATTCAGAACGCATTCAACCTGGCATTCAGCTACAAGAAGCGTGACGAAATCCTGCTCGGATCTGGTAAGGGCAAGTACCTGGGTGCTCTCTCAACAGAGAACAAGGCTCTGATTTCGGTCAGCCGAGTTGCCGGAACTGCAGACTCCGACATCCTGAACGGTGTGGACATCCTCAAGGCTCGTAAGCATGTCTGGGGATATGAGAATGCAGTCTGGGTCTTCAACTACGACCTGTTCGAGTTGGTCTCTCAGTTGCACGTTGTCTCTGACGGCAATGCTGGCATCCTCAAGCTGTACTCGCCACCTCAGGGCGACGTTCCGGAAACCCTGCTGGGCCGTCCAATCGTCTGGACAGAGTTCATGCCAGGCATCTACCAGAACGACGGTACGGACATCGGTGACTGGGGTACGGCAGACAATACTCACTTCGCAGCGTGTCTGAACATGACGCAGTATCTGCACGGTGAGCTGTACCGCGACCAGGCCCGCAGTGTTCACATCCGGTTCCTGGAGCGTGAAGAGTGCTTCCAGTTCGTGCAGTGCGATGACGCTCGACCTCACTGGCTGACGAGCCTGACACCGAAGCGTGGAGCGACCACGCGGTCTCCGTTCGTTGCCATCAACCGAACATCGGTTGCTGCGTAAGCTGACTGATTGAAGCTACGGTCTGTAAACGACCCGGAGCGGGGAAGTGCCGCTTATCTCTCTTTTCAGTAAACTCCATCGGAGATATAGACATGGTACTTGAGTACACAAAACTTCAGGAGACACTCAAGGTTGAAGTTGTTGGCACACACACTCTGAACGGTTCCGCTCAGAACGCCAAGGTCATCAGCCTGGAAGCTGCTCCATACGCCCACGGCTTGCATTGCGTCGGTTTCTTCCTGCAGAACGGAAGCCTTACCGGCGACGTCACTGTCAAGGTTCACATCAACCCGGTCAACGACGGATCGGGAACGGACGTGACGGTGCGTACCGCAACCATTGACCAGTCAGCCTCTCAGGACTCCTGTGTCATCGAGATTCCGACTGAGTTGATTGGTCACTTCGAGGACCGCAACAGTATTCGGGCAGCCTCGCTTGTCCTGGAACTGACCGGAACCAATACAGACACCATCGACGTGGCTGTGGTTTCCAAGGTCAAGCAGGAACAGGCAGACCTGACTGAGAACGACGTCACGTCGTACACCTGATACCAGGGAACTCTCAGTTTTATATTCGCTCCTCCTTCCGACCTGGGAGGAGGGGCTTTTTTTATATGGGGTCAGCATGTTCAAGATTGATTACTCAACAGAGGTCGCAGTCATGAGTCTCTTCACTGACTCACGGCTCAAAGAGTTCACTAAGTACTGCGGACTTGACCCTGCCCTGGCACGAGAGCACCAACCTGTCGATCCTGAGGAGCACATGCACGAGTGCATCGCTGTTACGGAGAGACACCAGGGACGGTGCATCCTTCAGAAGACAGTCACCCTGACTCTGGACGTCAATCACTTCCTGTGTGCATCGGACTACAGAATCTTCCTGCCATACGGACCAGTCCCGTCACTGACAACATTCACGTACAGAGAATCAGATGAAACAGTAACCGACCTGTCAGCCGCAGACTTCGAACTCTCCAGCGAGTACCCTGCCTTCCTGTGGTCAGATACATGGTCTACGATCTTTGCTGATCCGGACTACGACTACCCGGAACAGGTGACCCTGTCGTGGACATCCGGGTATGCGACATTGGCAGACGTACCTCGGAGTACCTGGCAGGCAATCAAGATCCTGGGAAGATTCCTGATTGATAGTCGAGGAGATGAACGACCAATCCCTGAGGCGTACAAAGCATACGCTGCCCACGATGCCATTGAGGACCACAGAACGAAGAGGTACCTGACATGAAGAGGAAGCAACGCCACGGTCCAAGGCAGCGTTGGTTCTTCTACCAGCCGAAGCAGACACCGACCGCTGCAGGTACTCTCTCCAGAGACGACCCGACGACGATGACCCCGATTGTCTCTGGGTACTTCAACACTGAGATTGCAAAAAAACCGATTGAGATAACGGATGCCTCAGTCAACTACGGACAGATTCAGTGGGTCCTGATCGGGACCTGGGTCAGGTACATAGAATCTCAGGTCACCTCAGAAATGATCGCATGGTGTCCTGAGACTGACAGAGTTATGGAGGTCCTGGCACGACCAGTTGATATGATTGGTGACCGGGCAGAGATCTTCATCTATGTCGTCGAGAACATCAGGCGTAGCATCGACACTACCCAGCTCAGTACGAACTATTAGGTGTACTATGCCATCGAAGATTGAGTTGAAGGCAAACCTGGCAGCCCTTGAAGAGCTGCATGCAGCTTTGGCAATGCTGGAGAATGCACAGGGCAACAGGCTGATCAGGAATGGTCTGGTTAAGGCAGCCAGACCCCTGAGAAGACAATTAAAGCAGGACGTTCGAGTACTCAGGAAGAGCGTTCTGTCCACAGGAACAACTGAACGTGCCATTAGTGAGATGGTCAGGT